CAAGAGGCCATCTTATTTAGTAGGCGTACTTAGAGTTGAGGAGGATGGAGAGGAAGAGGACATACAGTGGAGCTTTCTCCCACGCATAGGAAACAGTAAAATGGCTGGTCCGCCTTATGCGTTTAAATATAAGGACCAAATAATCCTAGAAGCCTACACACTTGCTGATAGCTTCATAGGCAATGTTAGCAAAAACTTAGCTAAAAGCTACAATGCGAACACTAACACTCTTCACAAGCCGTCTAATAAGACACCTATTGCTTTGAAGAGCATGCAGGACACAATGTCAGATTTCTGGTATTTGGGAGCACAATATATGCTGCCCAAGACCGAGAGGTATGACTGGGCTAAGGTTGTAAAGGGAGAGAAGACTAGAAATGTCTTCGCCCAACCTTACTCCACATTCATCCTGCAAAGTGCAATCTCAGATCCAGTACTTGACTATGCACCGAACTTTCTCATAGACAGCCACATAAAATCAATGTATGGCGTGTCTTTTTATCACGGTGGCATGGACAAGACAATCAAGCTTTTAACTGAACCAGGGCGAACGATTACCTTAATATACGCAGACAACCTCTACATTAGTAGATGGAACAGCGTGATTAAGACACATTCATTCTACTCAATAGACTTGGTGAAGGGAGAGTCTCAAACTTCTCCTAGAGACCTTAGTGCTTTGAATTATTATCTACTGACAAGAGGTCATGTGGATGATCGTAATCGTCCCCGTTTTAACATGTCATGGGCATACACAGCAACGAATCTCTTACCACACATGCAGTCGGACTGCACAGCCATACTGGGCTCCTTACAGTTTAAGGTACCAGGGATGGCTAGTGGTATAAAAGTGACATATTGCGGAAACGCTGCACGCTCCTCAATATTCGCTTTCCATTGGAAGAATGGCGTTCACCATTTGGGTACTAAGATACCCCCATGTTGTGAACCTAATTCTGACGAATGGAAGAAATTGTGCAAATGGGTAGGGATTAATTGGTTGGTGGAGAAAGAAATTAGTAATCTGGAACTAGCGCTAGAGGAGTGTAAGAAAGCGGCTCCTGAGACTGGACTAATGCAGTCTGCAGGAGACGAGAAGACACGCCACTTGGGGCTAATAGTGGATCTTGACTTGCTGGGGTATGGAGCTACATACTCTAATTTGATGGGCAAGTGGATCCCCGTATTAGCTACAGAAAGGCTCATCGCTGCATTAGTGGCTCCGCAA